GTCGATGTCGTGCAGAATGTTCGCGCCTTCCGTTGCGAGTATGCCGTCGACGTTGAATGTGCGGACGAGCATCGACATCTGGTTAATCATCGACGGGATGAGCGACACGATGTTGTAATAGTTGTAAACCGACTCGATCCATCCAACAATATCGCTAATTCCCCATCCCATCGTCGCAACGGCGCCCCAGTAACCAAGCTGCGGGCACGGGACGATGCGTGCGCACCGCTCACCGGAAACCTCCGCGCCCAGATACGGCACGTAGTAAAACTTTGGGCTGAGGAAATCCGCCGCGGTAGGGTTCCAGTTCGGAACGTGGACGACGTTATTCCTGTCGAGGACGACAAATCGCTGGAGCGTGCCTTTTCCGATGATGCCGTGCTTCATGAGCGTTGCGATCGGCAGGCCCATCGAGATCGGAGAGTCATCTCTATATACAGGGTACATCAGTGAGCCACCGAAACCAAGGCCATCACGTATGCCGTCCGCAATAGCCTTGTCGGTGCCATGTTTGAGTACCGATTCCTGGACACGATCGTACTGGTCCGGGGTGAGCTTCGGGTTCTTAATCCTCACACCGTTCAATAGAATGGACTGGCTCTTTTTCTGGATGATGGTTTCCGGGAGTCCCTTCTGACTATAAATAGTCGCGGCTTCCTGGGGGGAAATGTACAGGTTCGGGAGCGCGACGGCGCTTCGTGACGGGTCTATCCCCGGCATAGACGCGCCGGTGGCGTAGTTCATAATAGTATCCATGACCGGCTTTGTGATAGACTGCCCTGACGTGAAGTTATTAAGCACCTTCGCGCGGAGGTCGACCGACCGGTCCTTTACGTTATCAAGCGTTTCAATCTTTCCGCCGCAGAGCTTGGTGTACTGCTGCTTCTGCTCGTTGTCGATGATTGCGTTGATCTCTTCTTGGCTGCGCGAGGGCAACGGGCTAAAGTTCGTGCCATCGGTGACCACACGTCCCTTGGTTGCATATCGTTTTACGGAAGACTTGGAGGAGTTGATAATCCGCCATATATCAGAATAATACGCCATATAGCGTTACCTCCATAACTTATGACACATGATATAGCCATGTTACATATCTGTCAACGTTACATTGCGTCTGCGTCCATGTTCACGTATCCATCCTTCTCGTATACGACGTTCTCGAGCTCGGTGAGATACGCGTGTCGCTCGACCGTCGCGCGCCTGATAGTGTTCCACTCGAGCTTGTTCATCGCGAGGTAGTTGCACACGAGGCGGACCGGGTCGCAGTCATGGATCGGGCTTTCCTTCCCGACGCCCTTCGGGATCTCGTTATGCTTGTCACGCATGGCGCGGGACATTGCTTCTGCCGTTTCCCGAGCGAGGGGGCAGAAGAAGAGTCGCCCGGAGTTGAGGAGCACGTTCACGAGGAACGCGGAGTCCTCGACGAGCGGGTTTTTCTTTCGATAGATGATCCTGATGCGGTTCTGCCTGAGCTCTTTCGCATACGAGTTAAACGAGTCCTTCGACGTCGAGTCAGGAATCCACAGGATATTCGCTCGCGGGAAGTCATGCCTGACGACCGACGGGGCTGATTCGATCTCGGGGAACTCGTAGCGCTTGATCGCGTAGAGGATACCGTTGCGCAAGACGAACACGCACCCGCGGTGATAGCCGGTGTTGAAGTCCTGGCCCCAGTAGATCGTCTCACCGTCCTGGACCGTCTCATCGAGATCGTTCATTAGCATGTGCTTGTTCCAGTCGAACGCGCCGAACACGCGTCCCGCGGCGAGCGCGAGGAACTTGCCTTCGAGGTAAACCTCTTGCTCCTGCGGAGTGTACGTGCTCCTGAGCTCTTCGACGTAACTCGGGTCGTTCGCCGTGTTGTCGGCGGTACGCCCGCGGATGAGCACGAAGCCGGTCCCGTTTTTCTTGAACATCGTGTAGATGCGGTAGAGTCCCTTCTGTCCTTGGCTCGTCGAGCCGAACATGAGGAACGGGGACCGGAAGTCCACGATGCGTTGGCGGCAGCGCTCGTTGACGGCGCGGAACGCTTGGAATGTAATTTCCTCGCCGTTCGAGATGGACCCGAGGTCGTCGATCTCGTCGAAGAACCCGGCGCACGCGTCGAAACCGACGATGGTGTCCGGGTTAGAAAGTGAGACGAGTATGATACTCACCGTGCCGACGTAGATGATATTGAGCTTGGAGTCGAACGAATACTTGATCCCCGTTGCGTCGAAGTCCTCAAACAGGTACTTGATTGTCGTCTTCATAAGATGGGCGAGGGTAACGCCCCCGACGACGATACGTGCGTAGCGACCTTCCCGGTCCCGCTTATGTTGTAACTTTTTTACATACCATTCGATATTATTGACGAGCGCACTCGTTTTACCTGCACCGTACCCGGCGACGAGAATGAAGTACCGGATCTTAAGGTAGATATCCGCTACCTGGAGAAAGAGACTCTGGTGGATAAACAGCTTTTTCTTTTTCATCGCTCTACGATGCTTCCCGACCCATCGACCTCATAGTCGACGCCTTCGACGAGATCATCGTCGGCCTCGCTCCCGGAGTCCTCGCGCTTTTTGAGAGTCTTGCCGGTCATGACTGATTTTTGATCCTGCTCGAACTTGTCGACTTCTTTGCCTTCATGGACCTCGACGGTGTCGAACTTCTCGAACTCCTCGCGGGTCATGCCGACGAAAAAGATATTGAGGCCGTCGGATTCTTCGTTGTCTCCGTCCGCACGGTCGAGGCCGAGCATTTCTCGGCGCGTTTCGAGTGCTTTAAGGCGCATTGCTACGAGGTCCTTGTCGGATACGTTGGCACCGCGCTTCTTTTTCTTCTTGGTGTCTGCCGTTTTCCCGAGGCCGCGTGGGTCGTATCCTGCTTCCTCTTCTTCGTCCTCGTCGGTAAAGCCGTTATCAATGGAGAACGCAATGTCGTTGAGGTCTTCGACAGACTGGAGGATCGCTTGTGCCCTGAGATGTTTCGTTTCCTGCTGGTATACTTTGTCCTCGAGGATCATTGGGCGCATCTTGCCGACGACCTTGTTGAAGTCGAGGGCTAATCGGTCATCGAGGAACTTTTCGTACATTAAAATGCAGTTGTTGCGGAGCTTTTCAAAGTAGTCGGGGGCATCTTCGGATGGCAGTGGTATAGGATGTTTCTTATCTTTGTCCATCATAGGTACAGTAATACACGGCATTTTACATTATAGCAAGCCCAATTTGCCCGCAAAATCCCGCGATAGTTCGCAAAACTCCACATAATACAAATAGAATGGCCCGTACTATATGGTAACTTTCCCCTGTAGGGCTTTGCCCCACAAACAGAATGGCCCGCGTCTTACCACAAACGCGGGCCAAAGGCAACGTGATTGCCCACGACGCCAAGGAGAATCCATAGGCCAGTATAGCGGATTGTGGGCGTCTGTCAAGCGAAAAGATCATGTGGTGTATGTGGTTTAATAAAGGCTGTGTGGTTAATAAAGTTCAAGTGGACTAATGAAAAATCGTGGAGCGCGCGGGGGGATGGGTTCTCACATCCGAAATAAAAAACGAGGTAAAAAATCGGGCAGACTTTTCGCGCCTCGCGCCGTCCGCGTTCGATTCTCTACCTCGTCGCCTTGCCGAACATGCGCGCCGATCGGCCTACCTTGTCTACGCGATGCTATGCCGTTGCGTACGCTTTCAATAACCTATTATACTCGCGAGCGCTGACCTGATCGCGCGCCGGAAAGTCGCGATAGAGATACATAACCTTATCGCGTAATCCATCGCGCGTATCAACGGCGAGTCCATCGAGTCCCGTAATCTCTTTTACTACGTTGCGCGCTTTCGCGGAAAGCCCTTGCATATACTCGCGGATATACTCGCGCGCGATATCCTCCGCGCGAGCGCGTGCCGTATCGATCACGCTATCGTCATACGCTTGCATTGCGTCAACGTTCTGCGCGCGTTCTAACTCAACGTAAATCGAGCCATAAAAGCGGCCTACGCCGATAGTAGCAATGTGTGCGCGCTTAGCGTCCTTAGTATACGCGACGACCTCGCGCTTTCCGTCCTTAGTTATCCTGGTATAGTCCCGTCCCGTCATAGCATTAAGCCGACCGACCGCGCGCGCTATTTTGTTGACAGTCGGTGCCGTCGTGTAGCGGCTTTCAACCTGGGACGCTTCGAGCTTTTCGAGCGCGTCAACGCGGTTACGCGTTTCGCCGGTGCGCACCATGCGCGACAATATCCCGTTGACGTATAAGCGCGCGGCATTAAGCGGGCAAACCATGCCTTTACCTTCCATAATGCGCGCGATGGTCTCCGGCCTTTCGTTTGTGAAAATCCATGCCGTCGCGTCGCGTCGCGTTGCGTATTCTTGCTTTGTCATCTTATGCCCCCATAAAACCTATGTTTCTAGTGCCATACGGCACCTATATATATAGTATACACGATTATGGAATTAACACAACACTTTTATTATTAAAATCGTATTATTTTTACGCCTAAAGTATATCAATCTATATCCGGACTACGTAGCCCGCTAAATCTATATAGCATAACGAGATACACGAACGCGCGAAAGCAAAAAGAAACGGGCTTCCGGCGTTCATTTCTTATAGGAATTAGGTTATATATATAGATGGTGTTTTACATGGTTTTTCAGAAAATAGAAATAAAAGTTTTGTTTACAATGTTAGAACGGAAAAGCGGAGTATTTTCGAG